GCCTGCCGCTGCCAGGGCTGAAGATCGCGATCGGCGATCGTGCCGCTGGGCACGTTCAGCGCGCGGCCGACGAAGGCCTCCGCCTCGCGGAAGTCGGCGTTCTCGCGCTCGCGGATGCGAGGCAGCGTCTCGGCCACCAGCGTCTGGCTGACGCGGCCGTCGGCCAGCCAGGTGTTCAGTTCCTGCCGCGTCAGCGGGTTGCCAGGATCGGCCAACCGGTCGGAGACCATGGCCCGCATCACCGGCGTGGTCGGGATGTCCTGGATCGTGCCGTTCACGATGCCTTCGTAGGTACGATAGCTGTCGCCGGTGCCGCTGGCGCGCAGCCGGGCCAGTGCGTCCTGCGCGGCCGGGACATTGCCGGCCCGCGTCGCGTCGATGATGTCCTTCTCGGCCGCCGTGGCCTGCGCCTCGGCCTGCCGCCGCCGCGCCGTCTCGGCCCGGTTGTCGGCCGCGATCGACTGTGCCGCCAGGGCCTGCTGCCGCGATGCCGCCGCCGTCACAAACCGCTCGCGCTGGTCGGCCCGCAGCGCCGTGAAGCGGCTGGGGTCCGCCAGCACGCCGGCGACCGCGCCGGGGTTGTCGCGCACCATCCGCAGCACCTGCGCGCCCTGCACCTCGGCCTGGAAAGCCTGCTGCTGCTTGGCCGCATCCGTCGGCCCGTAAAAGCCGCTGCGCACGCCTTCCTCCAGCAGCGCCCCGAAGGTCCGCACCGCCTCGGCATCGCCGTTCGCCGCCCGCGTCGTCAGTTCCCGCTGCGCATCCAGCACGCGCGCATTGAAGGCATCGGTGCGCAGCGCGAGCGCCCGCCGATCGCCGGCGCGGGTCAGGCCGGAGGTGCTCTCCGTCAGCCGCAGCCCGACCGAGGCGATGCCCTCGGCGTCGCCCGACAGGCCGCCCAGCCACTTCTCGCGAATCGCCTGCGCGCGCTGCTGGATCATCGGCCGGATGGCGTCGGGGTCCGTCGCTTTGTCGACCTCGCCGGCAAGGTCCGCCATTTCCTGGCTGGCCCCGGCCAGCGCTTCCATCCGGCGCATGCCCTGCGCCTGCCGCTGGATTTCCACCGAGGTATCCATGGCCCTCTGGCCGGCGCGCGCCAGCATCAGGCCGCCAGCCGCTGCCTCGCCGGGATCCATGCGCGGCGCCAGCGGCACCGCCTGGCCGGGCTGCGCGTTGAAGCGAGGGATTGCGAAGGCCATCAGATCGGCCCCAGCCGGCCGTTGATGCCGACGCCGCCCGGGTTGATCTTCGCCCCCGTGCCGGCGCTGCCGCCGCCGAGGCCAAACCCGCCCGAGGCGCGCCAGCCGCCCGTCAGCAGCGTCGCCCCGGCCCCGACATAGCCGCCGATCCGCGATGCGCTGGCCGCGGCGCGGTCCTGCGCCGCCTGCGCCCGCAGCGCCTGGGCCTTCATCTGGCCCTGCCAGCGGCGCGTCTGCGCCTCCAGTTCCATCTCGGCCGCGTTGTCGGCAAACACGTCGAGCGCGCTGCCGCTGGCGATGTCCACTCCACTGCCGGCCGCGCCTGCCCGCGCCGCTTCCTGCCGCTGGCGCAGCTGGCGCTGCACCGCCGCCTGTTCCGCCCCGGCCTGGTATTGCGCCTGCGTAGCCTGCGCCTCGGCCAGTTTCGCGTTGAAGCCCTGCGCCGAGGCCGCCGCGTTGCCGGCCATCACCTGGCCCGCGGCGGTCACCGCCGTGGCGCCGACCAGCAGCGCGGTTTCGATGCCGGTCATGCTGCCACCTTCGCCCAGCGCAGGAAGTCGCGCGCCTCCGGGCTGAATTTCTTCGCCCGCCCCTCGACCTCGAAACCCAGCGCCGCCAGCCAGCGCGCCGACGCCAGCACGCCAAGCATGCAATCGGCTTCGATGCGCCAGGCCCCGGCGGCAAATTCGTCGGCAATGCGCGCGCGCACGAAACGGTCGATGCGCAGGAAATGCCGCGGGCGGATATGCCGGCTCAACACCGCCCAGGCGATGGCCCGGCCCGGCCAGGGGCGCGCGAAGCCCGCGGCCCCCAGCAGCACGCCATCGGCTTCCGCCGTCCAGCCCGACAGGCCGCCGCCGGTCGCGCGCCAATCCGGCACCACGTCCATGTATTTCTGGCCGTGCCACAGTTCGATGGCGCCCAGGTCGGCCGGCTGAAACGGACGAAACTCAACCATGCGTCACCAGTTCGCGGATCAGCAGCGTGCAGGTGAAGGGCAGCGGGTCGTCGCCCTCGATCGAGATCACGCCCTCGTCATCGAAGCCGCCCTCGGGGCTGACCGGGACGAAGCCGCTGAACAGCGGCGGCGCCTGGTCCATCGGGTCGCCGGCGCGGCGATACGGGATTTCCTGTTCCCCGCCCACGTAGCCGCAGCGCGAGCCCAGGCTTTCCAGCAGGCGCAAGCGCACCTTGTGCACCCGCTTGGCCTGGCCCTGCGCGCTGCCCTTCGCCGCACCCGCCTCGGCCGGCATCGTCCGCATGCGGTGCGTGTACGGCAGCCCCACGCGCACGGTCTCGGCCGCCGGGCCGCTGATCGCCACGGCGCCGGCCGCCACCACCTGCGGCACCCGCACGCTGCCGTCAGCGAGGATTTTCACAGTCTGGCCTTCCAGATGGTCCAGGCCCGAGACGGTGCCGGTGGCCGCGCCGTCATACAGCAGGCCGGCATCGACATGGTGGCCGCTGTCCTGCGCCTCGATGAATTCGATATAGCGCCGCGTCGTGCCGCCGATGGTGCGGCGCGCGATCAGCCACAGTTCGTCGGCCGTGCCGTCGGGGTTCGGGATCGCGGCGATGCTTTCCACGACGGCACCGCCCACGCTGTGCCGCGCCCAAGCCCGCACCCGCTGGTCGGGTTCGAAGGTCAGGCTCAGCAGGGCGCCGTCGCCGCGCACGCCGTACAGCAGCCCGTCCGGCTCCTCGCACCAGGCCAGCGCGGTGACGCCGCCGGCCGTGATGTGCTCCGACAGGATCGTCGCGTCGGCCGTGGAATAGGCGTCGGCGTCGTAGGCATAGCGCATCTCGCGCAGTTTCCGCCCGGCCTTCTGCATGAACAGCACGGCGCCGCCGGCGCGTATCGCCGGCACGTCGGGCGCGGTGCCCCGGTCGCTCTGCCGCGCGGCCTTCACGTTGTCCCCGGCCAGCGGCTGGTTCGCGCTGGCCTGGCCGACCAGGTATTCGGCGCTGCGCGTGCCGACCAGAAGGCCGCGCGGCGTGCTCGCCATCCAGATGATGTCCTGCACCTCGTCGTCGGCGATCGTCACCGTGATGGCGTGGGTCGCGACGACCTCGCCGTCGTCATAGGTGGGCGTGAAGTCCGGGAAGTCGCCGGTGCGGCTCATCCAGATCGTCTGGCCGCGGGCGAAGACGATCCGCTCCTCGTGGAAGGTCACGCATTGCGGCCAGCCGGTGGTGTCGCTCCAGGCGCCAAGCCGCCACTCGCCGGTGACTGCCGTGCTGGGCAGCCGGTCGATCACGGTGGCGGTGACGTGCGTGCTGTCCGTGTATCCGGTGATCCGCACCGAAGACCACACCTGGCTGCGGCCGAGAAATTTCCAGATGCAGGTGCCGTCGGTGATGTAGTCGCCTTCGGATGCGTTCACCAGGATTTGCGCCGTCGTGCCGGCGCCGATGCAGCGGTAGGACCGCACGATGCCGTCGACCTTGGCGACCGTCGTGTCGCCGACCACAAAGGCGGTGGGGCTGCCCGGATAGCCAACCGCCACGCCCTGCCGCAGCTGCACCAGCCGTCCAACGTCGGTCGCGGCAAAGACCGCGCTGCTGGCGGTGATGGTGATGCTGCCGGTGGTCGCGCTTGGCGTCAGCGTCTTGCTGGCGTCCTCGTTCTTTTCATCCCACGGCCCGCCCACCGCATCGAAGGTGCCGATGCTCCATGCCGTGTCGCTGGTGCGGCTGATCTTGCGCGGCTGCCAGGACCGATGCGCGAGAAACAGCACGTCGGCCGACTGCACCGCGCCCAGCGCCGGCAATTGTGCCTCGGTCCATGGCGTGGCGAGTTCCACCGGCGTTCCGGGCGGCGATTCCACCCGCGCGTGGTTGCGCAGCACCCGCACATACTGGTGGCCGAATTCCAGCATGTAGGCTTGCACGGTCGAAAACACGAAGCGCATCAGCCGGGCGCGGCGCGTGCTGTCCTTCGTCTCCGCCACGAAATAGGTGCCGGGCCGTCGCGTGATGCCGCCCTGGGGCAGCACCGTGAAGTTCTCCAGCAGCTGCGCGCCGTTGCCGAATTGCTCGATGTCCGGCCGGCCCAGCAGCCGGGGCGAAAGTTCCCCGCTGGTGAAATTCGTTTGCGGCTGGTTAGCGGCGGGCATCGACGAAAAGCTCCGCGCTGATCCGGTCGCCCCCGCCTTCCTGCGCGTCGGCCGAGCGGGCGTCGCGCAGCCGGTCGGCGAACAGCCGGCGCATTTCCTCCAGCAGGGATTCGCTTTGCGTCAGCGGCCGGCACAGGCGCAGCGCGATCCGCGCCGCGATGGCCGCCACAAGCAGCGGGTCGATCTCGCCGGGATCGTCCAGGCGGGCCACGTACTGCACCGACAGCGGCGCCCCCAGGTCGGTCAGCAGCACCCGACCCTCGACTTTCCACACCGTGTCCGCGTCGGCGTCGGGCAGGCGCAGCACGCGCAGGCAGTCGGCCGGCAGCTGGTACTGGTGATCGAAGCCGAAGGCGGGCGCGGCGGCCAGTTCGGGCAGGGCTGCGCGGCGGCTGGCGCTGTTCCACGGATGCAGCCGCAGCACCTCGTCGCGGCAGGCGGGATAGACGAGTTTCGAGAGCGAGGCTTCCTTGGTCAGGTCGTCCAGCGACGTGATCCGCTGGTTGCCAAGGTCGGTGAGCGCCAGGTTGCAGACTTCGGTCCACGACTGCGGCACGGCGCGCTCCGGTCAGGGCGGGCGAGGGCCGAAGCCCCCGCCCGACAGGCTCAGTCGATGCTGTAGAGGAACTGCACCACCATGCGGCCCGAGGACGGCAGCGCTGCCGCACCCACGGTCATGATGATCTGCTCGGCAGCCGCGAGCTCGACGCCCATGGCCGCGTTCAGGCCGGCGGACACCCAGCTGTCCGTGGTGGTCAGCGTCGCCGCGGCGCGGTACTTGCCGGTGCTGCCGCTGATGCCGAAGGCCAGGGTCGCCGTGCCGCCGGCCGAATGCGACAGGTTGAAGCGCGCATCCCACACGCGAGCGCCCTTCGGCAGGATGATCGGCAGTGCGTATGTCCCCTGCGCGTCGGACGCGAAGGTGAAGATGCACGCGGCAACGCGCCGGCGGCCGCCGGCCAGCGAGACCGGTGCCTGGTTCGGAGACGTGATCGAGGGTTCGGTGACGGCCATGGCTCAGCTCTCCAGGCACTTGATTTCGATGAGCTTGGTTTCCTCAAGCCGGCTCGCCCCGATGAACATCTTGAAGTAGGCGTACCAGCTGAACCGCTTGTCGGCCCGCTTGGTCACTTGGTTCTCGATGTCCGCGCCGATCGCCAGCCCGATCGCCGACTTGCACCAGGCGGCGACGCGCCGGTACGAGCTGCCGTCCACCGCCAGCCGCTCGGTGCGGATGAAGGTGAAACCCATGAACTTGTCGATCTTGCCTTCGACCAGGGCCTTGACGTTGTTGTAGTCGCTGCTGGTGGTCTCGGTAGTGGCCAGCAGGTTGCCGATCTGCTTGGCCGAGCAGGCGATGAAGCGCGGTTCGTCCGGATCGACGCCGGCTTCGGCGCCGTCGAGCTTCACCTTGGCCTCGATCAGCTTGCTGATGGTCAGGCCGGCGTTGCCCGAGCCGGTGCCATAGGCCCAGCTGTTGACCGCGATCTGGTTGCCGGCCGGGAAGGTGACGGTCGAGCCGCCCTCCTCGCCGGCGCGCGCATCGGCGAACAGGCACTCGATAATCACGTCGTCGATCGAGCGCCCCATCGCCGCGCCGTGCGCCTGGGTGTAACTGCTCGACATGTCGTCGAGGATGCGCACCTTGTCGATGTCGTCGATCAGGTCGCCGGTGTCGTAGCCGGCGAGGTCGATCGCACGGCGCGAATGCGGCGTGGAGTTCAGCGGGCTGTCGCCGTGCCGGTTGGTGATCTTCGACGCCGAGACCGAGCCGACATAGTCCATGTAGTGGCGTTTGCCGCGCACGCCCGGCTCGACCGTGACGGCGCCGCGCAGACGGGATGCCTTCTGCTGAGCCAGCAGCCGCACGTTGCTGCCGTAGCTCATCAGGAAGGCTTCGGTAACCTGGAAAGACATTCGGGAAGCCCCCGACCAATGCTGTTTGCACCGATCGACTGAGCTCCCCGGGGAAGGTCCCGGACCCGCGTCTGGCCCTGGTCTCTATCGGGAGCGGGCTGCCCCCCGAGCGCCTGTCCGGACGGTTTCCCGCTCCCCGGCGTCGCTGCCCATCAGGTAGCGCTCAAACACCGTGGCATAGTCAAGCACGATCTGCGGCGTGGTCGTCGGAACGCCCTTCGGCACGATCGCCAGCGCGGCCGCGAGCGCCTCGGCGCGGACCTCCTCCGGCGTCACGCGGCGGCGCCCGGATAGGCATCGGCCATCAGGCGGCGGCGGCGGGCCTGCGCCTCGTCGTGGCCCGGATGGCTGCCATCCATCAGGCGCTTCATCGTTTCCTCGTCGGCCTCCATCGCGCTCAGCTGCGCCTTGGCGTCGGCCGGCGTCAGGCGACGGCTGATCTGCGTATCGCCCCCGCCCTTCAGCGCCGGGGCCTCGCTGCTGGCCGCGGCGGCGTGCGCCAGCACCTTGATCAGGCCCGCGTTGTTGCCCAGGCCGGTGCGGTCCAGCATCGCGATCGTCTCGTCGTCCGCGACCTCGCGCAGCACGCGCCGCGCCGCATGGATCTTGTCATCGAAGGCCGCGCCGAATTCCTTGCGCAGCGCGGCTTCGGCCTCCTTCGCCTGGGCGGCCATCGCCTCGCCGGCCTGCGTCGCCAGCCCGCCCGCCGTCTCGCCATAGAAGGCCAGCACGCCCTCGGCCTGCGCCTTGCTCAGCCCCAGCGCATGCGCCTTGGCCGCGAAAGCCGTGATCGTCTCCGGCGTCACCGCATCCACCGGCGCGGCCAGGCCGTAGCCGTCGGCCTTCTCGGGCCTGCCCAGCGCGTTCCACACCGCGGCCAGGCCCTCCGCATCGTCGGCGCCCTTCGGCATCCGCAGCACCTGCCCCTTGTCCAGCCCGACCATCGCGGCGGCGTGCTTGTAGCTTTTCGCCAGCCCGGCCACGTCGCGAAAATCCTTGAAGGTCGGGTCTTCGCGGAATTCGCCCGG